CTCAGCAGCAGCTTTAGCAGCTGCATCCTGTTGTGATGCTCCTAAAATACCTAAGCCACCTGTAATAGCGGCTGCAGCTAATTGCCATGCCATATTTAACTCTTCCTATAGAATCCAGGTGAGTACTGTCCTTCCCATTGCATAGCCACAAGACTGATTGGATATGGGTTCTTTGATAAGATTTTCATAGTATAGTTGTCAGGTCTTTGGTATACGGGAACAGTATAGGTGTAGGCATCTCTAAATGGTGAAGTACTGGCTGGATAAGTACCAGCAATACTAACACCAGATACATCTGTCCACTCATTCCTAGTGTTGTCCTTTATATTAAAATGAAGCGCCCCACCAAGTCCTGTATAGAACTTCATTCGAGCTGTTGTTGTGTAACTTGTAAAATCATAACCCTGATCACCTAATGAATATTGATAACGTGGTAAGGTTATTTCCATTTGGAATGAGTAACCAATGTAGATATAGTTACCAGTTACATCACCAGGGATTTCAAAATAATCACCACCGCCATCGCTTAGTACATTAATTACATTAGAAAGTCCAGACTCAAGTTGATTGGTGGGATTAACTTTTAATAGACCAACAACATACTGCATCTCCTTTGTTGTATCGAAGTGAGATGGGATGTAGACTTTTGTTACACGGTTTGCAAATGTAGGAGTAGAACTAATTACAGCCCATTGATCAAGATAGGGATCAACAGTGTTGCCAAAATAATTAGTCAAACCACCAGCGCTAGGAGATTGAACTAATTTATGAGCTAATACAATATATCCCTTAACGTCTGATATAAGTACATACAATACATCTTCTCGGATATCCGCATAAATGATATTAGATGGAAGCTTCCAGCGTACCCAAGCAGCTAATTTACGCTCCTCTGATTCCTCATAATACCTAAACATGTAGATATCTTTTAAACTCCTTCCAGTACCAATCCAGAGACCATTCTGAGGACTACCAACAGCTGATGTAATGGAGTTTGGAATCCACTCAGGTACAATTTTACTAGCCTCTAATACCGTAGGTGCCTCACGCTGACCCCGTGTAAAGATCTCAAAAGTACGTGCCCAACTTTGGTTACGACTAACGAACATAACCGTAGAGCCTAAGTCAGCTGGTTTGATGTACCTGTCTCCCTCATAATTAGAGATAGTCCTGATGTTAACACTAGCTGGTGTCCAGGTACCATTCTCAGCTTCCATTAAGAATTGCTGGTTATCACTAAACAACAATAAACCTTGTGGAATTGGTGTTACTGAACGAAGAACAGCAGGTTTAATACTAGCACAACTTAAATCAATCGGATCAGCAATAACTTGTGTGGTTGCTGTCTTGTGGTAAAAATTAAAGTAATCACCAGCTTGAGACATCGAAACACTATCACCTGTCAAGAATCCAAGCCGATTATTATAAAGGAAAATGTCTTGAATTTTTCTACCAACAAAACTAGGGTGTTCATTTGATTCATCATCACCCACTAGACGATCTTCCCATTGTAGTGCTAAGTTATTAACTGTAACACTACCATCCAATGGTGCTACCCTAAAATCAAAACCACCACTATTGACACGTAACAACACTACAGGCATAGTATCTGGATCTAATCCAGGACTAACATTAGGTGCTCGTGTTTCCTCCCAATAACCCTTACCAGATGAACCATTCTCAGCAACAAACTTCAAATAGAAATCATCCTTATCAGCCGATGTGTTGGTTATCTTGAAAACTACACCATGTTTAGCTTGCTCAGGAAGGCGGTTAAAAGTATCTACTGTATCTTGGTAGATACGAATGTACTTACCATCAGGACCAGCTTCTGCTGAAACATCTGTATCAGTAGAGAATGTGAGGTGAATGGTGTTATCAATAATCTCTTTTGTTGCATAACCACCAGTTATAGCTGCTGAGATCCCATTAACAATCTCAGACAATTCCAGTGGTAAAACTTGTGGTGGAGGTGTACCAGTAACATAATTAGTACGACTTGTATATGTATATGTTGTACCAGCAATAGTTACTTTATATTTGGTATCGTACTCAACACTAGAGACAACAATGGTAGCCTGACGCTTAGCGTTCCATGTAGGAACAGGTTGAGTAGATACTGTATTCTCAGTGTTAACTATATAGGTGAAATCATTAACGGTAAGCCATCTCAAACCTCTATAATTAGCAGCCATAAGATAATTCGCTGTGCCTAGTGAATTATCAACTATTTTTTCCTGCCCAGTATAGAGATCCCAAACACTCACAATGCCTGTTGCTAAAACGATATTAACAACATATGCAGAAGCATCGTCTCGAAAAATGAAAAACCAAGCATCATCATCCGAAAGCGGTGATTCAGAAAGGTTATCAAGTATAGACGTGAACTTACCACCAGGACGCTTAATCATCCCAAGAGTGGTATCCGGGTAGCCATTCAATGCATCCTTTACCTGACCTGGAAAGAGTTTCTCATCTGCCTGCTGTGAGACACCTCCAAGAAAGTTAGGTATTCTCTGTGATACTGCTGTCATCGTGCCAATGCTTTAAATGGTTGATAGCTGCTATAATAGTCATTACCTTTCTTAAACCCAAACATTGTATAATCACCTTCATTGCAATCATATTCGATACACAATGCACGTCTCCAACCTTCAAAGGCTGCTAATGTTTGAGCAAGGTTAGTGTCACCAATCAAACGTACTGCAGCTCTAGACGCAGCACGAGCGGTAATGTAATCCCTGAATGGTTGCGGTAGATCATCAAATCCAAAATACCAAAGCACATCTGCTTTATACTCTTTATTAGGAGTCCAAACAAATGTATGCTTAAGTTTATCGTATAGTTTACCTTCCCTGATAACTGTATCATATTGTGTGTTATCGAGAGAGGTGCTGAGATCCATAGATAGAACATTTGATGGGACATTAATGAACCCACTGCTATCAGCAACTACAGGATATTCAAATTCTCGATTGTAGGACCATCCTTCTGCTTGAACTTCTCTGCTAATGTCCATTAGGGTGGTAAAAGCAAAAGCAACCTCAGGGTTAAGCTGGTCAAGCACAGTAACTGGAGCCTGACCTATCGACCCCAGAATTTCATTTACAGCAGCGAGTTGTGTGGTCGAATAAGTAGGAGTTGCCATAATAATAATGTTATGTGCCTTATAAAAAAAAAGGACCCCCGAAGGGATCCTTATAAAAAAATTAATCAAGCACCAGTGCGGGTAGCATCAAGTGCAGGAGTGTCACACTCTACACCAACATAAGCGGTGCGAAGACCAGACGTAATGGAGAATACTTTTGACACATCACCACCAGTCTTGGAAACCGAACGACGGACAGCATTAGAGCCAGCCACAGCCAGGTTACCATTAGCAGCGTAGGCGGTATCATAAGCACCAGTTACAGCACCAGGAGCACCAGTGCCACTGACACCATTACCACCAGCAGCTTGCGAGATGTTAGCCATGATCAGAACCTCCGCAGTTCCAGGAAAGAACCTTCTTGAACAGTAGTATCACCAGCAGTATCTGCTTCCTTAGCAAGGAGAAGATTAACAGTAGTGGCAGAGCTAGCATTACCAAGGATCACACCTTGGATTACAGCCATACCTTGACCAGTGCTAGCAGTAGTCAGAGTATCTTCAGTGTTCGGGGTAGTAGTTACTGCCAGGAAAGCAGTACCACCAGGAACAATAGCATTCAGATGCTCAGAATAGAAAGCAGGAGCAACAGTACTACCAGTAGAATCAGTAGACTTGATAGTATACTGCAGATCATCACCTGCATTATCTTGATCATAGAACAGCGTGAAGCGGAAAACCACACGCTCATTCTTACCGACATTAAAAGCAAAAGTCGGTTCTGCAGTTGCAGTGGTAGTCAGAGCATTATCAGCTGCAAGTACCCGGCTTGTTTCAAAATAATCGGGCTGATACACAGCACCGAGATTTCCGTTAGAAATAATAGACATTGTTTAACCTAGGGTTGATTACGTAGCGGTTGCTCCAGAAATGGAGGAGCCATTTGTTGCACGATCCAGCACACCATTGCCCACAACCT